TGGTATTAATATCACTTATTTTTGTTTGTAATATTGAAAATTTTTTCTTTACAAACACTGAAAGATGAGTAAAATCAGATATATTTAAAATATCATCAATAAATAATCTTTTTTCCGCAGCTGCCATTTTTAAAAATGGAGAATAATTCATTGATGACATAATAATTGTATGTCTAAGTGTCTTAGAATTAAACCCTAATAATTTTTCTAAAAATTCTTGCTCATCTAATGATCTAGAATCTTCATCAACCGGCTTATTATTGATTTTTATTTCAAAGATTTTTGGATTTAAACCACGTCTAATAAATATTTTTTTCTTACCGCGGTTTAATTCCAATTCAACAACACAATTTTTCTTATTAATTGTATTTGGAATCTCAGACATTTTAACTTTTCTAAATGGTTTTCCTGTTAAAGCAAAATGTAGAGCATCAATAAAGACTGACTTTCCTTTACCATTTTTTCCGGTTATGTTAACAATTTTTTTTAAATTCAAAGATATTTCGGTAAAATTCTTTCCATAAGAAAGAAAATTTTTCCATCTTAGTTTTGTAAATGTATTAATTGATTTATTCATCTTCTTCCTGTTTCATTTTTTCATAACTTGCGTTTAATAAAGTTATAACTCTTTTTTTGTCAGTGTCATTAATATTATCTTGAGAATTTACACATGATATTATAATTTTAGATAAATCCTCTTCTTTATCTATCTTAGATATTTCAATATCATCTAATATTGTATTATCGATTATTTCATATGATATATTTTCTGTGATTAAATTTCCTAATTTAACATCTTCTTCGGTTGTTAATTTCTTATTTATGTATATTTTTAAATATGAATCTTTTAAATCTTTTATTGAATCAAAATTGAATTTTTCTCCAATTAATAATTTTCTAAAAATTCTATTTTCAGACTCAATAAATTTAATTTTTTTATTATCAGTTTCAAGAAGATAAAATCCTTTTTTAACATCAAAATCACTCCAGTCTAGTTCACATAATGATCCTGTATAAATAACATTTCCAATAGAACTACGAGTATGAAAGTGACCACTAAATACTTTTTTAAAATTTTTAAAATGAGATTTTTTCAGAACACTTTTACATGTATTATTGTTATTCATTACAAAACCATTTATTTCAAAGTGACCAAAACAATAATCAGAAGGAGAATTTTCTATAATTTCTAGAGAACTATCAAATGAATCTTTAGACATCCACGGGATAAAGAGACAAAGAGAATCTCCAAATCTTATCTCTTTTGGTTCATCATAAATAATATGAAATCTTTTTGGATCTAGATCACTAAAAACTTCATTAGGAGAATTGATTTTATTTGTATTTTTATAAAAAACATCATGATTACCGACTATAATAAAGAATTCAATATCTGTATTTTTTTCTAATTCTTTAAATTTGCGTTTAACTAAGCGTAAAGTTTTAAGATATATTTGTTTTCTATCATTAAAAATATCGCCTAAAAATATAATCTTTTTAACTTTATTTTCTAAAGCATATTTTATTGCATTATCAAATTCAGTTTCTTGATATGATATAAACTCTGGAATTGTTGCTTTCTTTCCAAAATGGGTATCGCCTACTACAAGTATTTTCATATATTAACCTCATTAACTATAGGGTTAGCACCTAAAACCATATCTGTTAACCTTCTTTTTATATCTAATTGTTTATTCTCATAATGAGCAACATCAAGATAACAGTTGCTAATTACAGTTGTAAAATAACTAAAAGGATTTGTTCTTTTTTGATCAAATTTCTTTTCAGTTATAATTTTAATACATTTTATATATGCAGTACTTTGCATATCTTCTCGCCATTCTAGGGTATATCTAGAAAATCTTGGTCTATTAATAATTTTCTTACACATATCCCAATACATAAGGTGTAATTTTTCAGAAATTTCACCATCTTCTTTATAAAAATTTAATATTTCACCATACATTTCGTCATTATCGACGTATTGTTTTTTCTTTTTTCTTGGCATTTTAAGTTCTTTCAAAATTTTAAGGTTTATTTAATAAAGAAACTATAAGATCTGCGATTTTATCACTTATTGAAGTTTGTTCAAGACCACAAAGATAATGTGCAAATATATGTTTAGCATAATAATCAGCTTCAATATTTCCAGATACTATAATATTCAATCTAATCTCTGAAATATCTGTAACATCACATTGATCAGTTGGTAAACTCTCTTTAATATAAGGAATTGGAAGCTCATATTTTATACATAAATCCCTAATTTTATAACTTATAATTTCAATTGTTTTATCCTTTATTCTTGGCATTTTTAAGTTTTTTCATTTTTTAAGTTTTTATATTATTACTTTATATTATTAATAGAGAATGTCAAAAAAAAATATATTGACAACGTAAATAAAATATATTATAAATTTTATCAAAGGAATTAATATGTCTGAAAATTTTAGTTATGAAAACAGATGGCAAGTTTTATTTGGTCACGTAGATTATGAAAGCTTAAATAGGAAAGTGATTGATCTTACATTACCTTCAATTAATATCGGTACAACAGAACAACCAACTCCTATTAAAAGAATATATATTCCTGGAGATTCACTTGAAATTGGTGAAGTAAATATGACATTTCTTCTTGATGATGATTACGGTAATTATAAAATAGTTTTGGATTGGATAAATACACTAAGAAATTTTAACGAAATTGATCTAGAAAGATTAGTTATAGATATTGCTATTGTTTTATTAGATGCAAAATATAAAGAGGTTTTTACTATAACATGCGAAAATTGTTTTCCTTATAGTATTTCAGATGTATTTTTAAATCAACAGATTGAGGATACGGAACCCCTCAAATTTCTAACCACTTTTAAAATTAATGGCATAAAATACGAATGAAAACATTTGTTGAAATAATATCTCAAGGTATAATCGATCAATTTAAATTAGGTCTTGAGAAAATTAAAAAAGATAATAAAATTTTGATGAAAAAATTTAATATTAAAGATAGTGATATTAAAAAGGCTCAGAAAATTGTAGGTAAACATAATAAAGTTGATCCGTCTCTTTTAAAGTTTCATGCTATTTGGGAACCCGGATTTAAAGATATTGTTGATCTGTCCTATAATATAATGGATCCAAAACATAAAAATTATAAATCAACTATAAGTTATCGTTGGAACCCAAAAAACGAAAGAGGAATAGTTAAATAAGAAATGAAAATAAAAAGACTTGAAGAATATATGTCAGAAGAAGAAGGTGATTTAAATATTGATAAGAATCATCTCACTACCTGTTTAATAAATCTTCCTAAGGTTCATTCTAAATGGTTAAAATACTATTATAGAGAACAAGCCACTTATATAAAATTAGATAAAGATAGACGAGATTTATTCCGCATAAAACATAAATATTACTCAACTGAATATGAATTAGAAATAAAAGCAAATCAGTTAATCTGGTACATCGAATCAGATAAAATCTACTCAAAATTATTAACACAAATTAGTGTTCAAAAAAAGATTATTGAATACTTAGAAGATATTTTAAATAAGATAAAAACACATAATTTTATTATTACTAATATTGTGAAATGGGAAACATGGAAAAGTGGAATATAAAATATAATTTTTTGACATACTAATTTATTTGTTATATAGTATTTAAATGAGCAAAAAGAAAAAAATATTTACTGAAAAAGAAAAAATAGAAAATTATAAAAGAAAACACCGAAAGAATTATGTATATTTTATACAATCAGAAATAAATGGTTATATAAAAATAGGTAAAAGTTATAATCCAAAAGGAAGATTAATAAGTTTACAAGGAAGTTCTCCAGTTAAATTAAAGTTACTTAAAACAATTGATGGAGGAATATATTTAGAATATATTCTTCATACATATTTTGGAAAATATAGACATCATGGAGAATGGTTTAAACCTAATTCTAAGTTAAATAGATTTGTTTATGGAAAAGAATTAATATCTATACAAAAAATATTTGATAAAACTAATAATAAAATAGGAAGAACAAAAAGAAATTATTTAAGAAGATTAATAAAGAAGAATAGAATTTATCTTTAATAACATACTATATAAAATTTAAAAGTCTTCAAATTATCGACTGCTGAAGCATGAATTATTTATTTAATTCTATGGCAGCTACGCCCATCCATAGCGTAACTCAAAGTTAGTGGTCCCAGTTCTATCCGCAGTTGAACTAGATGAGAGTCTAGTTGGGATATTACAATCTGTTAGAGTTGGATATAGACAACAACTATGCGCAGGAATCTAGATGGCAACGCCTGGGTGCGATTAGATTGTATTTGTTTAATTAATCCGAATAAACTAAGTAAGATTAACACAAAAATTAATGACGACCGACGGTAACATTCATGTGGTTAAAATTAATTATCTCCTCTTTGATATAAGTTATTTCTTAATTTATGCCGGGAGGTAGATATAATTTTAACTCCCAAACGGTTCATTCATATGGAAGAAATTAATTAATATTTTTTATTTTTTTTTTATTTATTAATATAAGTATGACCTGTTTCCGGTCATCATGACTTCCGGGTCATGACCATTAATTTTATTTCTTTTATTAATATAATTGGGCAGGTCCGGATTTTTCTTATTATACCGGATCCGGACTTTTTTTTTATTTATTTCTAATCTTAAATCTGTAAATAATTATGACATTAGATATAATATATGATAAATATTAAACTAATATTATAATAAAAAGGTGATAAGATTTTAAATATACATAAATATAATGAAAGTTTTATTTTTATTGAGTGTGAGCTTGATCAGGCTATATTAATTTCTAAACAATTCGAATTCTACGCACCAAATTACATGTTTAGTCCTAAG